AAACTCATTTCTTGATACTCCATATTATTCCTCCTCTTTTTGTTGGTCAATCAATTGCTTCATCTTGCGCATGGTCATATACATCATCATGCCCTCGATATGTTGTGCGTCAGCATTCTGCATTTTACCAATGCAAAAGGCAGCAAACAGCATTTCTTTTGAATTGAAATCTGAGCACATAACTTTCTTGAGTACATCCCCAAGGTCCTCCTCTGTGATTTGCCACAACAAGCATTGTTCAAGGATTCTGTCCTCATCTTCAATGCCCAGCACCTGTGGTAGTGTTTTTGATTTTCTTGCCATTTGACTTATTTTTAAAAGGGTTTATATTTGCGATTCAATTTGTGTGTAATTTAAGTGTTTGTGTAAGTTTAAGTTTAATAAGCCCCCCAAACGTGAGGGGCTTATTTTTTACACACCCATCAACACATGACACACAACTTCAAGAATGAATGATAACTATTTTTTGAACATTAGCGCCGATAAGCTGCACCATTGAAATATGAATGATTTGCGAAGGTTGCATAGTACTCAGAAACTCGTTTAATTTATCTTCCTCATTTTCATTTGTTCTTCGGTCAGTCAAATAAATAATTTTGCTTTTCATAGGATTGAGTTTTTTATTAAAACATTCTTACAATATTGTATGCGGCCCTTACACCTTCTGGATTAGCACCAGCAGCAACAAGCATGATTCCAATGGCCTTTGCAAATTCTGGCCTATAAGACATGATTCGCATATAGTCGCCATAATAGTTTTTCGTAGTTGGTGGCTTGCTATGGGTATCTTTCACCCAAGGGATAAGCTCATCTAAAAGCAATGTAAGTTGCTCCTTCGCTTCTCCATCCAGCTCCTCAATAAAAGATAGAGCCTTTTCTCTGATTTCTTCTTTCATGGTAAAATTGTGTTTGTGTTTCGAGCTGCAAATATATATGCCTCGATTTATTAAAGTCAAGTTTTTTCTTAATTTTTTTTTCGTTTTTTTCGTTTACTAAAGTAAAAATAGTTGCGTTTTCGACGCACACATATAGGCGTGTTTTCGACGGGTGCGTATAGGGGCATGCGTGTTTTCGATACACCCATATAGGCACACCTGTGTTTTCGACAACGCGCTCATAGGCGCATTTTCGAGCGCACGCTCATAGGCGAGTTATGTTTTCGACAGGGGCATATAGGCGCATTTTCGACAGATCCATAATACGCGCACACGCGCACACGCATACGCGCACGCACCCGCACACGTGTACACACACGCGCATACACACACACGTACGTACACACGCAAGCGCACGCATACGGGCCCGCGTACATTCACCCGCCGTTCACCCTCGCCACGCACGGGAGGAAGCCAGAACCAAGCGCCAAGAAAATTAACAATTATCAATAATTTGAAACGGAACCCGCGCCACACAGGGGAAGCAAAGAAAAAGTAAAGTAAAAAGTACAGTAAATTGTGAAACAAGCGAAAGTTCGATATATATTTGGCCCCGCTGGGGTAATTAAGCCCCAGCACAAACACAAACACAATATGCAAAACACAATTTTTTGTTACGGCACACTCCAGCAGCCACACACACAGCGCGAGCTAATCGGCCGCACGTTAAACGGCCCTATTTGCACCCTGAAAGGGTTTAAGATAGTGCGCAATGTATATGACCCGACCGACGGCAATTTTTACCCGTCACTTGTATTTGATACCGAGTCGGTAGTTTATGGCCACGCCTACAAAGTAACCGCCGAGGAGCTCGCCATATTGGATGAGTACGAAACCGAACTATACATTCGGGTAGAGTCTCAAGTGATAACCGCCGAAACGGGCGAACAGGTACCCGTTCAAATTTACATGGCAGCACCAACACCAGCAGCAGCACAATAACCCCAAACACAAACACAAGATGAACACAACAAACACCCTCACATGGTTAAGTGTATCAAACCAATACACCAACCAAACATTCGCCGCGTCAATTATTGCAGGCATACAACAGCCCCTATTCGTTCACGAGGAAGCCGAGAGAGCAGCCCGGGCGATAGTGAACGCAGCGCCAGAACTTACAATTGTACTCACTGAAACCGAGCACGCGAGCGACGGACACACCCTTTACACGATAGCCGAAAAAGAAGCGGGACCGCTTGCTTGGGAGATACACGAAGAGGAGCCAGAAGAGGAGGAAGAAGAAGAGGTAAAGATAGAGACGTTAGAAGGCGAATGGATAACAGAAGAGGAAGCCGAAGAGATGGAATATTGCGAATATTACGAAGCAAGAACGGCAGCCAATACCTATGAAGTAAGAACGGGAACCAGATGGGGAACCCCACGCCGCCAGCAATGGAGCGAGCGCGCAATTGACGCAAACGAACTATACTACTTTGACGGGTCGTACTACGATATTGGCGCCCTGTATTATTACGACCTGTGTTTGAATGAGGACACAAACGAAGTAGACTATCAAAGTGACTGCTATCAGTGGGAGGATGGAACATGGCACGGAGAGGAGGAAGATAGTGACTCACTTTATATCGACAACTACCATCACAGACAAAGCCAACCCGCGCAATATTTCAACCCAGAAGGAGAGCGAAGCGAGTATTTAATAGGCTACGAAATAGAGAAGGAAGACGAAGAAGCCAAGTACAGCGTAAAGTTGCGCGACCTATACAGCAAGCACCCGAAATGGAGAAAGGAGAGAGACGGGAGTCTTGATAGCTCAACAGGCTACGAATTAATCAGCCCGCCGTTAGAATTGCAGCCCCAGAAGATTGAAGCAATGTTGAAGCGATGCGAAGTATTGACCCAGCATGTCAACGCGGCCTATTCAAGCAATTGCGGCGGGCATATCCATCTAAGCCAAGAGAACACCAGCGGGTTGAGCCTATACAACAGCATTCAAGGTTATACACCTTTGCTCCATGCAATGTACCCGAATAGGGCCGACAATGTATCGTTTTGTTCGGCAAAGAGCATTGACAAAATGAAAGCCGAACGCGACAGATACCAGAGCATTAACATACTTGGCAACAGGATTGAGTTCCGTATATTCTCGGCAGTTAAGAATGTAGACAACCTGATATGGCGAACGGAGTTAATTGCGCTCATGTTAGAGCACCAGACAGACAACCCCCGCAAGGCCTTTTATAACCTCCACAACGCACTCAAGAAACACTTTCTAAAGGTATACACGCCAGAAGTATTTGAGCGCCTCAGCGCGCGTGTAATACGTTACACCCGCAAGTTCGAACAGATAGACCCGCAAGATGGACAAACCACCCTGTTTTAATCAAACCCAGAACCACAACAACAACAAGTAACAACATCAAATCTATGTGTATAGCAATACTAAACAAGCGGAGCCAATTAAACGCGGCAACCATCAACACAGCATGGAACAACAACCCCGAGGGAGCGGGCCTGATATGGATTGAACGCGGCCAAGTTAAGACGTTCAAAACATACGACCGCGCCGAACTGCTAAAGACATACCAAACCATCCGACCAAAGAACAAGCAGCCAATTGTACTGCACTTCAGAATAGCGACGTCAGGAGCACGCACCCTTGACAACTTGCACCCTTTTCAGGTAAACAACAACTTGTCATTCGTTCATAACGGAGTAATAGCAGGACTTGGAAACGAGACGCACAGCGACACGGCCCAATTCAACCATATGTTGCAAAAGTTGCCTGCTAACTTTCTCGCCTGCGAAACAACCCGGGAACTAATAGCGAGCTATGTCAGCGGGAGCAAGTTAGTTTTTCTTGAATCAACAGGCCGTTACACGATAATAAACGAGCAGGCGGGAACATGGAATGGCGATACATGGTACAGCAACGACAGCCACCAGCAGAGCCGCTATTCATACCACGGAACGACCCGAATAGATAAGTACGCAAGCAAGTACACCAAGAGCAAAGCAAAGACCATATTGAGCCCGTCAGAATATAACCACCGCCACGAAATGGAAGCGGAGAACATGAGTTATTTGCGCAACTACTTTACAGGAGTGACATATAGAACCGCCGAAAACATAGCCGAAGCACTTGCATGCGATACACACGACGTTTCTTTTCTTTGGGAAGTTGAAGAGGCGGCGAGAACATACAACACCTATGACTTAGAAGAACTCGAAAGACTGCTGACAAGCCCGCCGAGCAGCAAGGCAAGCCCGTACACCTTCGAACTATGGTAAGACTAACCAAACACCGCCAGATTGAAAGAGCGCCCCGAAACGGGCGCTTTTTTATTGCCCCTTATTTATTGCCAGTACAAGAATGAACGAAAAAAAGCACAGTACTTTATGACATGATCCCGGGAAAGAAAATACCCTGAGAATCCTGCCAAGATCATTCGGTAAAAAGTGAAAGTAATTCCATGCCTGCACGAATGAACAGCACCCGAAACGGAATGAAAGACGCAGCCAGAGGAAGCAAACAGGGTGAAGGACCTTCACAAGGAGCAGAAGATGAACGTAAAGATGAACGCCACAAGGAAAGGAAGATGAAGCTAAAAACGCGATGAACATGAGCGCTTGTAATTCCCAGAAACGCAATTTTGCGCAAAGCTTTGCAGCCATTCAGGCTATTTTCGGCCATTTTTCACGGCCATTTTTCACGGAAAAAGCCCCAAAACAGCCAATTTTCGCCCGATTTTCGGCAAAATACCCCCCCTACCCTGATTTTTGGCGGGCCAAATTCTCTAAGCTCCATACCCCGCTACTTTTTTGAAATTTGACTTTGAGCTTCTGGTTCGGAATTTTATGCAACGCAGATTGGTTTGATTCGTATTATCTTTGACTAACAAAACGAATTGATATGAAAGACGAGAATAAGAAAATAGATAAGGACGAGCAGAAGAAGCTGGATGCGATTGATTTGGTTACGCGTGTTTGTGCCCATTACGAGAGCGGTAACTATACGATTGCTTCGTGTTGCAGTAAGGAGGGTTTTAGCGATAGAGCCTTCCATAAGTACTGCGCTAAGTATACGGAGTGTTCGGACATATATAAAAACGCAAAGAGAGAGGCATTAGCGGCATATAAAGGCGAACTGATAGAGAAGGCTCAGTCGGCCTTAGAAAAGGCAATAGAAGGCTATTATATCGAAGAATCGGAGGTTGTTGAACGCTTCAACAAGATAGGTGACCCAGCAGGAAGGGTTGAGAGCAAGAAGAGGGTGTTTATTAAGCCTAATGTGACTGCTATCATCTTTGCCTTAAAGAACTGTGACCCAATGAGTTGGAACAATGAAGGAATGCACGAGGCTGTTGCTGATGAGCAGGTGTTTAAGATTGGCGACCAGGTTATTAAGTTTACCTAAGTTTACTTAAAATGAATAATATGACTAAAGCTGAGTGGAATGTTGTTAGACGTTTTGCGAGTAATGTTATTCGTGAACATGGAGGTATCTTACAAGCGCTTGCCTATACTGAATATGTTTTGACTAAGCTTGAATACACGATATGCCGTTTAGACATAAATGATAAGTTAAACAATGAGTATATGTTTTATTGTAGCGTGTATGATGAGATAGAGGAAAGGATTTGGTTGAACTGATGAGTGAGTTACCTAAATATATTAAGTCAAGGATTGGCTTTAGTGTGTCTGAGATTGAGATGTTGATTGGCTCTATGTGTAAGCATAGTGACAGCATTAGGCTGGTGGATAGGTTTATTCAGACAAGGCTTACCGAGTATGAGTTGCTTTATCGTAATAAAACGATTAATGACTTTGAGAAGGATGATTACAGGGATTGGAAGGATATTGAGGAGTATTTTGGTTTACACAGATTCTCATTTGAGAGGCAATATTTTAAAAGAAGATTATGGGTGTAGCATTTGAGCCTTTTCCAAAGCAAGAAGAGTTTATTGATGCTGCGCTTAGCGGCAACTACAATTACTTGATGTACGGAGGAGCAGCGGGTGGTGGGAAGACGTATGTAACAATGGCTATTGCTATTATGCTTGCCAAGTTTTACCCTGGGAGTAGGTCTTTTGTAGTAAGGGAAAGTTTACCACGTCTTAAAAAGACATCTATCAAAAGCTTTTTTAAGCTATGCCCAAAATCTTTTGTCAAGAAATACAACCAACAAGACAAGCTTGTGATATTTAAAAATGGGAGTGAGCTTCAGTTTATAAGTGAAAACTTCCAAAACGATAAAGACTTGACTCAGTTTGATGGATTGGAAGGTAACTTTTTTTTCTTAGAAGAAGGGCAGGAATTACAAGAGAAGACTTTTAACAAAGCTATCCTACGCTGTGGGCGTAATATCATCAAGCCAATGCCGCCTAAACTCATCTTTGTTACTTGCAATCCTTCCCAAAATTGGACTAAAACAAGATTCTACAAGCCCTATGTAGAAGGGATTATGCCTGATAAGCATTTTTATCTACCTGCTACGATGGCTGATAATACTTTGTTGCCTGAAGACTACATTGAGAGTTTGAATAACCTGGATGAAATTACTCGTGCAATCTTCGTAGATGGTAATTGGGATGCCGTTGATGTTGACCGACCATTTGCCTATGCCTTTGACAAGAATAAGACCGTTAGACCAAATCTTAGCTACAACGCGAATGAAGACCTTTACTTGTCTTTTGACTTTAACGTAGACCCAATTACTTGCATAGCTGCCCAGCACTATGGCGGTAAGATTAGGATACTCAAAGAGTTTAGACTGCGCAACTCAGACATCTTTGCTTTATGCGAAGCGATTAAGACTGAGTATGGCAATACACCATTCATAGTTACAGGTGATGCGTCAGGGGCAAACCGCTCAGCCATGACCAAAGGTGCTATGAACTACTACATGATTATCAAAGAGCAGCTTCAAATCACTCGCAGCTCATTCAGAGTGCCATCATTTAACCCATCTATTAAGAACTCACGCGTCCTGCTTAACTCATTACTTGAAAAACACCCTGACTTTTTGATTGATGCAAGTTGTCAATTCTTGGTAGGTGACTTAATGGCTGTTGAAAGTAATGAATTAGGAGCAATTGACAAGGCAAGAGACGCAACAAAGACTCACTTGCTTGACTGCTTCCGCTATTATTTGTGGTCTTTTCATAGTAACTTTGTCAAATATCTAAAACAGCAATAAAATGCCAAAGAAACTTGAACGCTGCGTCAAAGACGTAATCAAATCAGGACAATCAAGGAGTGGCGCTTACGCCATTTGCAACGCATCATTGAACAAATCAAAGAAAAAAGGTAAAAAATGAAGTGGTTTAAGAGAAAACAACAACAAAAAACAGTAATTGATGAAGCAACAGGTAAAAAACTTGTGCTAAATCACATTTTTACAGCAAAAGATGGGGTAAGGTGGTATCAATTTGATAACGCACTTGCCATGCCAGCTAAAAGAGCTATTGCAGCCGAGGTTGCTACCAGGATGCAAGAGATGAATCTCACAAAAGAGAAACTACTTGGCATGATGAAAATCATGAAAGACCAAGCCAATAGCGGAAACATAGTTGAACTTTTCCATACCCTTAATGAAATTGAGTTTAGGCTCAACTTTATAGCCGAGGAGGAAACCCTTATTGAGCTTGCGGCTTGCTATTTTGTAATGGATGGAGAAGACGAGGCTGATTTTAGCGAGGTTTATCGCAAAAAGAAAGTAGAATACATAAAATCAGACCCAGAGGCTTTCAATTTTTTTGTCCAAAGGGCGTTCGAGTACACAACGATATATTCAGAACTATCAGACAGCGATATACACGAATTTTTGAAACTGAACGCCCGCAACGCAAAACGAATAAGCGAGTTTTTGCACACGCGGAAATCGTAGAGTACATTGATGACATCAATTATCTAAATCAAATTATTTGTGACAATAAAGTCTCAGATATTAAAGCTCTTGAGTCTTTATCAGTTGACGAGTATTATATGACCTTAAATACTTATCTTCGTATTATTGAAGAGAAGAATGAGGCGCATGATAAATCGACTTCAAGTGGTGGCGACAACAACAACGCTAAACGAACATCACTAAGGAAATAAAACGATGGCTGTAAAGAACGTCATATTTAATGTGTCTGCAAACACTAAAAACGCAGAAGATTCATTAAATAAACTTATAGAGCAACTTGAAAAGATAAAGGCTGGGTCTAAAATTTCTTTAACCCAGTCAACAGGTAATTTAGACGCTCAAATATCTGCTTTATCAAGTAAGCTTGATAAGCTTGCAAAAGATAATGTCACAAGAGCGCAAAACACCAATAAGAAAATTAATCAAAGTGACTCTCAGTTGCTTGATGCTTCTATAAAGTTTGAGGATAAAAAAGCTAAAGAGCGTAATGACGCATGGGCAGAATATGACAATCAAATAAATGCCAATAACCAGAAGTTCACGCAGGCCGCAAATGAACAGGTAAAAACAACTAAGGCAGCAGAAGACGAAAAGGCCAGGCAGGTTAAGGAGCTTTTTGACCAAAGGGACAAGGCGGAAAAGAAGAGGCAAGCTGAAAACAAAAAGATTACTCAAGAAGAAATTCAGAATAATGAAGTTCTTTTAAGAGGTAAAAAAGCAGCGCAGCAGGTTCTTGATGCTGATTTAAAAAAGCAAGACCAAGAAGAAAGAAAAAGAAAGGCTCAAAAGCGTGCTGACAACGCACAGCAGAGAAAAGACGATGCGGCTGCAAGAAAGCAAGAAAGAGAAGATGCCAAAAAGTTAGAAGAGCAAAGGGCTGCTCAAGCAAGAGCCGAGCAAAGAGATATTCGTGGAGGATTCAATAGAGGCGGAGCAAGACAAAGGGGACAAGACTTTGGCCCACTTGGGAATCAAATAAATTTTGTCGCAAGGGCGGTTGCTAACTCAAGCAACAACTTTATTCGCTTACAAAACGTAATCGCTCGTACAGGTGTTGCTCTTGGAGCTATTACGGCGGGTTCCGCTATTGCTACTATTGGCCGTCAAGCTATTAATGCCGCGAAAGACTTTGAAGTTCTCAAGGTTTCCTTTACTACGCTTCTTGGTAATGCGGCCGTAGCCGAACAAAAGATTAGACAACTTCGCACATTTGCAGCCGAAACTCCATTTACTACCGATGAGGTGTTTAAGGCTTCAAGGATTCTCCTTGGTTATGGGGTTGAAGCTAATAATCTTTTGCCAACTCTTAGGAAGCTTGGTGACGTTGCGGGTGGTACAGGTGCACCACTTGAGAGATTGGCTCTTGTATTTGGTCAGGTTAGAGCAGCTGGTCGTCTTTATGGACAGGACTTGCTTCAGCTTATTAACGCTGGTTTCAACCCTCTTCAGGAAATATCCAAGAACACGGGTAAATCTATTCGTGAATTGCGTGATGAAATGCGCAAGGGTAATGTAACATTTGACGATGTTAATGATGCCTTTACTCGCGCAACAAGTGCGGGCGGTAAATTCTATGGGCTTACTAACGCACTTGCCGAAACAACGGCGGGTAAAGTGGCTAAGCTTGCCGAGGAATGGCAAACACTTTCTATTCAAATTGGTGAGGGTTTGTTGCCCGCCTTCAATTTGCTTGTATCCGCACTTAGAGGTGTTGTAGCGTTTTTGGCCGACCTTCCAAAAACTATAAGCGAAAACAAACTTACATTCACGGCACTTGGAACCGCAACGGTTTATTTGACAACCGCAATGTTTAGATACGCCCAATTGCGCTTGATTGTAACGGCAAGGACGATTGCTGGAAATGTAGCCGATAAAGCGAGCTTAATTACAAAAGGATTGATTAGAGCAACCGTGTCAACATTAACGGGCGCGTATCAACTTTTTACGGGCCAAATGACAAGGGCTACCGCTGCAATAAACATTCAAACGGCGGCTCAACAAAGATGGAATACGGTTCAAAACGCAAATCCACTTGGAATTTGGATTACAATATTAACAGCCGTAATTGGTCTTTATTATGCGCTAAAAGATAGTGTTGATGAAGCAAATGATGGATTTGTAAATTCAGCAGAAGCTCTTGCTAAGGTTGATGCAATTTCTGGTAAATCACGAGAAGAAGAAAAGAAAAGGCTTGATGAGCTTTATGAGTCAATAAAAAGAACTAATACGGGTACAGCGGAAAGAAAGAAATTACTTGATGAGTTAAATAAGACATACAAGGTAAACGCTAAGGACATAAAAGATGAAACTCAATTCTTATCAGACCTTAGCCTTCAATATGATAAAGCTGCAATAGCGGCGGATAACTTCGCAAGAAGCGCGGCTTTGATTCAAGTTAGAACCGAGCAATACGCTCAATTGTTTGACACAGTTGGAAAAATAAGTGCGGAACTTGAAAAAGGAGCAAGACAAGGTATAAAACCCGAAAACATAATAGACCTTCCAAAATTCAAGGAAGAGTTTGGTGATTTTGCCACTTTTGCGGAAGAAAATTTGCAAAGACTTGATTCGGTAGCCGTAGCAAATGGACAAGTGACGGCGGATAAGGTTAACGCATTAAAAAAAGATGCCGAAAAAGGGTTTCTTGGTGCTATTGAAACGGGTGCAAATGTTGCTGGAGAGGCAGCTAATGATATAGAACGCGCTCAATCCGACACACTAAAGCGATTTGGAGACACTGTTCTTGACCTTGGTTCAAAAGCGATTGAGACAAAGACTTCTATTGGCGCATTGAACTCCGAACTTAAAACAACCGAGGGAACTACTTTCTTTGACCCCGAAGAAGAACAAAGATTAAAAAAGGCTACCGATGAGTTTGAAGACTCAATCAAGAGAAGAAAAGATGGCCTTGAAAGTTATTACGACCTTTTAAATCGTATAGCTAAGAACGATGAGGACATTAGAAAGAAAAGAATAGAGTTTAGAACGCCACTTCTTTTTGAAGGCGAGGTTGAACAATTACGCGCCGTTGAAAAAATAGAAGAGGAGGGTATTAGAAGAGAAATCAAAAGAGAGCAAGATAAAATAAAAAGAGAACTTGCGCAAGATAGAACTCTTCGTGAATTACGTCAAAAATCATTAGACCTTCAATCGGAGATAACGATTAAAGCAAATAAAGCGGTCACAAAAGAAAAGGCAGAAGAAGTAACCTCTGGATTGAAAGAAGAGCTTGACTTTGTTAAAAAAGCAATAACTGAGGAAGAAAGCCGCAGAGCAACTTCCGCAGAGCGCATTAAGCTTTTAAACACAGTTCTTCAACAAGAGATTGAAAAACTGTACATTGACACTAATAAAAAAATCAATGATATTGAGCGAAAGGGTTATCAAGAAAGAAGAAAGCTTATTCAAGAAACAAAAGACATTTATAGCGACCTTGCAATATTTAGGCTTGAAAAAGAATTTGATTCATTAAATGAACTAAAGGACAAAACAGATGAGTTTTTAGATTCTTTCTTTGATGTTCAAGATGATGGAAGAGCGGCAAGAAGGCTTCGTAAAATAGCCAGAGAAGTAATTGTTGAAGGTAAAAACTTTACTTTAAGAACACAAAAAGAGATAGACGAAGAAACCAAGAGAATAAAGGCAAGTCAAGACCAGGCCATAGCTGATGCCGAAAAGGTTGCACAAGCGAATATTTCTGGCATTGATGCGCAAATAAAGGCTCAAAAAGAATTAATTGCATTAAAAGAACTTCAAGGTGAAGATACTGGTGCTGAAGAAAGTAAAATTCAATTTTTAACTCAACAAAGAGCTAACACAATTAAGGAGGGTGAAGACAAGATAACTGAAATAAGAACAAATTCAAAC